CGTGCCATCCGCATACTTCTCCGCGCGCTGAACGTGCTGGTCAATGGCAGCGGCACGGTGGTGAAGGGTCCGCAGGCGGAGAAGTATGCGGATGGCACGGTCGTCACGCTCACCGCCACGCACGCCACGCCACGCACGCCACACCACACACGCCACGCCACGCACGCCACGCACGCCACGCCACGCATGCATGTAATTTTATTTATACGATAATTATATAACAACTCTATAATTATGGTAAATAGCAAGGTAGCACGACGCGTATTATTTAACAGCACTGGCCCAACCAACGCGATTCTGACCGATACGCGACATGGAGGCGGCGACAAAAAAGGTGGGGCACCCCCCGCCGGAACCGGACAGATGCGTAGCTTCGCGATGAGGAATACCATCATGGAACCCGCCAAGAATAAGGCATTTGTATTTCGATTCACCGAGAGATTGAACCCCGCACGTCATTCTGGACCCAAACTGTAATAAACACAATTTTATAATATCACGTATCACGTACAGCCTACGACTCACGTTATATTATGAAAATCGAAACTGATTTGAAGCTTGATTTTAGCGATGTTCTTTTTCGCCCCAAGCGTTCTTCTCTTTCGTCGAGAGGCGAGGTTCTACTCACCCGAGAGATTATTTTCAAGAATGGCGTAAAATGGACGGGTGTTCCGATTATCGCGTCCAATATGGATACAGTAGGCACGTTCGAAATGTACAAGGTGCTTCATCGTCATAAAATCATAACTTGTTTTCATAAACATTACAGTATAGGATCTTTTATTCAATTTGCCAGCGAGGTAGATTTAGACAGAAATTATTATATGATAAGCACCGGTATAAGCGAAACCGACGAGAAAAAGCTGGACCAAACCATCGAACTTCTGAATCCGCTTTTCGTATGTATTGATGTCGCGAATGGTTATATGAAGGCATTTGTAGATTTTGTTCGAAAAATCCGAGAGAAATATCCGCAGTTGGTCATCGTATGCGGCAACGTCGTCTCACGAGAGATGGTAGAAGAGCTTATCATGAACTGTGGTGCGGATATCGTAAAAGTCGGGATCGGAAGCGGAAGTGTATGTATTACGCGGCTACAAACTGGTGTAGGTATGCCGCAGCTCTCTGCTGTTATCGAATCGTCGGATTCTGCTCACGGACTCAACGGGTTTATTGTGTCGGATGGTGGATGCACCACACCCGCGGATATTGCGAAGGCATTTGGCGGAGGCGCAGATTTCGTGATGTTAGGCGGGATGCTCGCGGGACATGATGAATCAGGTGGTGAAACTGTAACCGACCCCGACAACGGCAACAACAAATACAAACTCTTTTACGGAATGTCGAGTTCGACTGCGATGGAGCAGTATCATGGCGGTGTTGCGTCGCATCGTTCCGCAGAGGGGAAAACGGTCAAAATACCGTATCGCGGACCGGTCGAAAGAACGATACTCGATATTTTAGGTGGAATTCGTTCAACATGCACGTATATTGGCGCAAAACGCGTCAAAGATATTCCAAAATGCACGACATTTATTCGAGTGACGAATCAAGTGAATCAAGTATATTCTGGAAAAGAACATAAGGCATAATTCATGTCTATATCTATTGATAATCACATTATAGCTAGCAGAGCGATACGGTTAATATGATTATCAAAATCGATTGTCGAGAGAGAGAATTAATGGAGTTGATGAAACCGGCGTCCGCACCCGCACCCGCACCCGCATCCGCACCCGAACCAGACCATTATATTATGGACCTCGGCGATGGAATGACGATGAAGGTGCCACTTCCAAAAAATAAAGCGACGGCGGCATCATCAGTGCAAAAGAAGAAAACACATAGGCCAAAGCCGAAATCTCTCGAGAACCACGAAATCAAATCCGAGAGATTGCCCATCGGCGATGTAATTCTTCATGACCCGCAACAAGGAAAGGATATCGTGATCTTCGAGAGAAAGACCCTCAACGACCTCGCAGCAAGTATTCGAGACGGACGATATAAAGAACAGTCTTTCCGCCTGATTGAGACCGCCGCTGCGACGGGATTTCACACCCATTACATCGTGTATATCATCGAAGGCGACCTCGCACGATACGACGAGATACATACCCAGATTACGAAGACGGCGCTTCAAAGCGCGATGGTATCGCTGATGTATTATAAGGGATTTTCGGTGATACGAACGATGAATGTAGGCGAAACATCGGAGTTTATCCTTCATTTTGCCGACAAGGTGGCGAAGGAGAGTGCTGATGGTATGCGACCGGCGTATCACGACGAATCCGCGACAGCGGAGCCCACGGCACCCGCACAGAGTTACAGCGAAGTCTCGGCGAAAAAAGAGAAGCGGGACTATATCACACGAGAGAATATTGGCGAGATTATGCTGGCACAGGTGCCGGGAGTGAGCGCAAAGATGGCGGCGGCGATTCTGGCGAAATACGGTGGTTCGCTTTATGAGTTTTTAGGCGATTTGCATCGGAAAATCGCGAATTACGAGGAAAGTATTTCACCGGAGATGTCACCACCGTCGCCAAAAACGTCTTCGAACGTCGTCGCTTCACCAACCGACACAACAGTAGAACCGATAAATAAGAACAAATACAAACATGTATCGGAGTGCTTTAAAGACGTGACGGTGGATGGAAAACGAGGGATAGGGAAGGCAACCGTAGAAAAGGTGTGTTATTTTTTAGGGTGATAATGTAAGACACTACGTGATAGCACAATCATAAAAGCAAATGAATCCACATTCGCCACCACCGACACCACGACAAGAAAAAAAACCTAAATATTCTCCACCACCATCACCATCACGAGTAGCAGCACAAGTAGCAGCACAAGTAGCAGCAGCACAAGTAGCAGCAGCACGAGAACAAGCAGCAGCAAAGGAAAGGAAACAAGCACGAGAAGCACGAGAAGCACGAAAAGCACGAGGCGGACTTGTATTACCACCAGCAGCACGAGGCGGACTTGTATTACCACCAGCATCATCAGCACAACCATCAGCACAACCAGCAGCATCATCAGCACCGTCAGCACCATTAGCATCATTAGAAATTAACGTTCATTCAGACCCAGAGGGGGACCCGCATTACCCCCCGGATTTTATTGATGCCCTTAAAAAGTCACAAGATATTGGACTTAAATTTGTTGATATTCATCCTAATTCTGATCCTAATCATCAAAGCGTAAGCTTCGTAATACATATTTATTTGTTTATGTCCGATAATACTGAAACAGTTATTCAACTCAAACTCGCAGACTTTTTGAACTTTACTATGCAACAATTATTGAATAGAGCGGCGATGGATATACGCAAAGATTTGACGAATGCTAAAATAAAATTATCAGCGAATGGAGCAAAAGAAATAATAAGGAAAACGATGCCAGGTGTATTCGATTCGACATTAAACAAAACATTAGACGAATTATTAGGCGAATATAAAACAGGATGGTCGTTAGAAACACCGACACCATCACCATCCGCAGGTGAAATCATGACACCAGGGATATTAAGTTCAGGGGATCATTTTTTTAAACTATCACTTTCTCAACTTGGAGAAAACGGAGGAAAGATTAGTTATCGTGATTCAGGGCCGTCAGTTCCTGAGGTGAATGAGAGATACGCATCATATCTTGCGGCGAACCGAAATACTCCACCACCACTAACAAGACAACTGATTATACGCGCATTAAACGGCGATGATCCGGTATTCCATAACACCGCAGGCAATTATTTGGACCCAGCGACGAATCCAAACTATGGTCATTTATATTCGCCGATGTTTGTTTATTTTAACGTACCTTTTCTAAGTAAATTTAATGGGGTGAATAACTTGGTGCCCGACTCTTTGCGATTGGCGCTACACACCGATAGGATTGACAATAGAGAATTCAGATGTAACGCCACGATAGAATATGGTTCTGCCAGGAATTCTACAAAAGCTAATTTCAGTAATTTATATTGTAATATGACAAGCAAACCAGAGAAAGGTGGTATTGGAAAAATCCCAGGGGCGCAACAACCAGTTGATCAGCCTAAACATACTTATTCAGATACTGGTGGGAACGATGTAAACATAACTGACGGTTCATCAACCGTGAATGAGTTTGTACATGGAATTTCTGGAAATAACGAGAAAAATCAATTTCTGTTACAATTCATGAACAAACAGTTTGTCGGAACACAAAAATCCCAAGCACTCGCCAAAATCATATTAAAATCGTATGGTGACCCGAATCAATTACTCTTCATTACGGCAGAAATATTGTATTACGCGTTGATGCGCTTGAAGGAGGCTTTACAAAAAGCACCCACAGCAGGAACACAACCAGCCCCAAATTTACATTACTTTATAAAAGATACCATGAATAAATATCTACTGATTACATGTGATAGTGTATTGGCGCGACTTGCCGTAGCATTTAGATTTCCTGTCGCATTACAAATTGGTAAAACAGTTGCTCATATTACGTTCGAACAAACAGACGACTATGTTAAAGCCAAATGTGAATTTATTTCTAAAATAGAAACATTAAAACAAAATATGGATAAATATGTTTCGTTACTTGCGAGATGTAACGGTCTTATGAATACATATATCATATACTCGGATGGCAATTCAGCCGTAAATAGTAATACGGCGTGGGGCAGAACCTTTGACGAGAATAAAAATTTACTGTGTAAAGCAATACGCGAGCATTATCGGGCGGTTGAAAGGCTTGGAGAGCGATTTCTCTCGGAAACACAACCACAAGCAGATGGCAGACCCCGGCAGTCTGATTGGAAACAAGAAATAGACACACTTTACGCACAACTACTACCGATATCGATGCTATTCAATAAGCCACTTGTCACTAAAAGCAAAAAAAGCACGCTTCATGGCATAACAATTGACATCTATCATTTGAATTATTTACAATCATTAATGATAATAGCATCAGCAGCACAAGAATCACAAGCATTAAGCAATGATTTAATAAACTTTATTTTTCGAACAAAAATATGTAACACAGATATTCTAGCATATAGTCATCCAGATTATTTGGAAGGTTTAACTGTGGTGAATCAACGTAATAAGGCAGATAAAATCAAAAGTAGTTATTCTTCATTATCATCACCACTATCACAATCACCACCACAATCACCACCACGACCATCACCACTATTATCATCACCATCATTAGACCCTAAAACTGGCCCAAAAAAAGTAGTTCCAGAGACAAAAGAACCAAAATTACCAGGAACAGAACAACAAAGCACTTCAGTATCTAGAACACCCAAAGAACCAATAAATATACCTAACGAATGTAAGCAAATTGTCGCCGCAAAATTGTTAGAAACCACCAAAAAGCCTGATAATAATAATTTTATCAAATTAGAAACCGAATCGATTGAACGAAATAGATACGCCCTTCGTCCTCGCCAATCTCGCTCTCAAGCTGCTCAAGGTGGTGGAAGTCATTCACATAATATACAAAAAGGTGGATGTCAAGAAAGTCATGCCGACCCATATATAAACTTTGACGGGTTATTTGGTGAAAAATATAATATAGTTGGTTTTAATAGTAGCCTAGAAAGAGATTCAGCTGCTGCTGCTGCTGTAAAAGTTCATGGTACTATTCAAATTTCATTACCAATAATATTTACAGCAGACACAAGATATGACTTATTACGGCTTGATATTAAGGATATCCCGTTTATTCAGTTTTGGACATTTGCGTTATTGTCATATTTCGCACAAACACAAAGAGACTTTATTCGTAATTTTTTTGGATATATTACAGGTAGTCCCCAAGTGACGCCCACCGAAGAAGAAGCCATAAAATTACTAGTATTACATGATATTGTTAGTGAATACATTGTAAATTTGAGGATACGAGATGAAGAGATAAAAAATAGAACATTATTTACCAGTGGTTCTCTACCAATTGACCAAACAATAGATGGACTAATAAAGAAAATACAGACTGATAAAGGTCAAGATATCCAAAGTTTCGATGCGATTCAACAAGAACAAGAACAACCAGAGGCGATAGACACATACAATATAGCAACTCAGGAGTTTCATGAACTTTTGGGTCGTGCTTTTCATGAAAACGAAAAAGACCAACGTCAGATTTACTATGATTATATAAAAGCCTTAATTGAAGGTATTATTATATACGCCAATGAAGACCAACCCAACCATAAACAACTATTATATAGTTTATGTCAGTTAATGAATGGCGGTCTTGATACGGACGCAGATTATTCACAACTTAAAAAAGAACCATTAGAAATTTCTGCTACAATGGCAGCGGTTTCGATATCTATATCGCTTGGACGAGAATATTCATTATCTCCAGGGTCAAATGGTAGTTTTTCACTGAGTATAGCATCCGAACTATCGCAACAACCATCGCAACAACCATCGCAACAATCATTCTCAATACCAGATGAAGAACCTAAAACTCCAAGAAGTAATACTAGTTCGCTACAATTTGGTGATACTCCACAACATCTACGTCGGTTTTTATCAACATCACCAGCATCCAGTCGTGCCTCTGGAACAGTGGGCAATGGTCCTATTACAATTACTCCCAATATCAGTTTAGAAACGGTGTTGGAATCAATAGACACTCTTTTGAATATTGGATACGGAATAGAAAAGGCAAAAGAGAACCTAACCATCAAAGACGACAAACCCACACCAAGCATTTTATATCTATTACAACTTATAAAAGATAGAATTCAACGCATAGTGTTAATTCTGGATGAACAGCCGGATGGTATAGTTACGTTAATAAATGTTATATTAACAGATACTTGTGCGTATATAATTCAAACGATTCCGCTAATACTGGAGGGTCTTCCAAAACCACAAGCAGAAGCAGCACCAGCAGAAGCAGAAGAAGCAGAAGAAGCAACAGCAGCACCACCAGCACCAGCAGCTATGCAAGAAGGAAGTGAAGGTGATGTAGCTGAGCCAACATTTGAAGAATTACACAAAAAAGGATTACAAGAAGAAAGAAGAGCAGTACGACAGGCGCTGGAAGCAGCAGCAGCAGCAGCAGAAGCAAGAGCAGCAGAAGCAAGAGCAGCAGAAAGAGCAAGAGCAGCAGTGCCAGAACAAAGAACAGCAGATGCGTTCGAATTAGCAGAAAAAAGTATTAGTCGTCTCATCTTTCCATCAGAAGACACCTTATTTATAGGGTATTTATGTAAATGTTGCGAAGTTCTCTGTAATTTTATAATAGAACAAACATTAGTCAATATTGACAATCAACGCGAATACCAATTTATTCGCAGTAAGGTAGATGAAAACACGCTTCCCGAATCAATAACATTATCCGACCCTAGTTCTAGTGATTCGGATAGTGACCCTGGATTGGCATCAGGGGGGGTGGCATTAAGGGGTGATTTATTAAGTAGGTTCGGTGGCGGACATCGCCCAACCTCCAAAAAATCAACACATCGCAAACCTCGCCGGCATACACGCAATTATCAAAGCCACAACAAAAAACCCAAGCGCCAGCGTTCATCCAGAAGCACCAAATACAATACAATCAAGCACCGCAAATCATACCGCAAACATAATCGCACAATCAAACGTCGCGGCAATCGCAAATAAACCGTGAATAAAATAATCTAATACTAATTCAGTATATTACATTATTATTCGATTCCATTTCATTTCATTTCATTCCATGAACGCCATTCTACCCTCATCATCAACAAACGCCGACAATACCGACACCCTCGCCAAATACGTGGTTTTAGGCATATTCCTTATCTTGGCACTCGTTGCCATCCAGTATATTTTCCGTAATCAGCTCGGTATGATCGAAGGTCTCGCCAACCGGAACTCGAAAAAAACGTCAGACAATCCGCTCGACGACGAAAACGACGGCGACATCATCACCATCGCCAAGCGCCAAGAAGAATTCGCCACAAAGACCCAGAAGTCTTTAAACATGGACTCGCATTACAATCATTACAACAAAATCATCGAAAATATGGACGAGTGGGTGAATGCGAAAATCGTGACATCTCTCAAAAACGTCTCTCGGGAAGTTCATGGCGAAGGCAAAATGGAAGATATCATCCGACACATGAATGAGTTGAACACCATGAATAAATTCAAGCTTACGCTGGAAGAGTGTGCGAGGTATATTGACACGAAATAATCCTCTCTCGTCCGTTATTACGCAACCATGCGGTTGCTCCATACCTCCCTCATTCGGGCTTCGCTTGTCTGTCATATTTGTCATTTGTGTATTCTGATAAAGATGTTGAATCGATGAAGGCTCACCATAAAATCCTTCGGCTCAAATTGTTCGCGGAGTATTTATTTCTCCTCCATTTTCCACGCATTCCGCTAGTGCGGGTTAGGTAATTATGGCGACGGCTCTGATTTCGGTCTCGAGTAAAGTCCTGGTATCCAATTTGACCGAAATGAATCCATTTGTTATGATTTGGGTCAAATATCATATATTTCTTCTCGGGTTTATCGGATGGATACAGTTTCGCACTCTTCCCCAAATAACGATACGCCATTTTTTGGGCAATTCGTGGATTAGAATACCGAAGCAATTTTTTCGTAAATACGCGACGAGGCATTCCTATGATATTATACCCTAATAAAAAATCGATACTCACTCCAACACACCCCCCTTCACAACGACATAATAGAGTGAAAGCGTGATTGCGCCGCCGCCAAGTATATGCCATAGCGAATGTAGAGGTGCGACCCCCATTCGGTCGAGTATAAAACACGCAATCCCCGTAGTAATCAACATAAAAACCGCACCACCATAATACGACTTCATCTTCGAACATGATAACATCGCAAATGGATATATCAACGCAACTACGATCAACGCGATTCGTGTGCTATACCGCCACGCATACAAATTCAGCACACCAATTCCGAGTAAAACACCGACTTGTGTGAGTATATCTACACCAAATGTAGTCATCGTAACAGACGCGATAACGAATGATGCCAAAAAACAATCGACGCAGCCTAGAACCTCCAATAATGACATATGATACATCGCGGAACATATCATGACCAAAACCGATATTACTATCGAAAAATGGATATACACAGGCCAACCGACGACCCCACACTCTCGCCATCCTTCGAACCAGTCTTCTTCTTTGATGAGATAAAGAAGCAGACTACTTCCATAAAAAAGCGATGTTATAAAGCACCAAAATTCGGCAATCTTATCATGAACGCGGTATTTTGCCTCCATTGTGGTTGTCTCCGCGGATTCAAGTAAGCCGCATTTTGACGGACAACCGAAAATACAGTGAATCAGCGAGAAATCATTTATTGGCTCTGGCTTCTCCGTATGACATACCTTTGTAATCATCTCATTCATAATCTCTCGTGTCGTCGGCGCAATCACTACGTCATCTACAGGATATGGACATTCACGCCAGCATAGTGTGCCGTCATAATCCCATGACACATTTCTCTCGACACGTTCATTCGTATTTTCCGATTTGTCGTCCAAAAAAACCTCCCAGCAATTAGCACCATCACCAAATCCGCGTTGTTCGCTGCGTATCCACTTGCCCGCATACGTAAATGCCTTCGCCGTAAAATACCGCCACTCCTTCCGCCGAAGCGCCGGAATATATTCCCACGACTTTCGTGTTGCGTAGGTATATTCGTAACGCTTGTCGCTCGAAAACCTACCATCAGGCATCGGCATTCGAAAGCATTCGATTTCTTCGGGGTGCGGCGTGGTTGTCATCGCGGTTGTCATCGCGGTATGTAGTTATATACAATACATAAATACATGAATACATAAAATAGGTTTATACGCTTTACGGGATTACGGGATTACGGGATTACGGGATTACGGGATTACGGGATTACGGGATTACGGGATTACGGGATTACGGGATTACG